AGTTCTTTGTTGATGCGTTCTTTTGTGACGATTTCAATCACGTTGCCGTTGCCATCACGATCGACAACGAAGCGATTCAAAGGATAAACTTTGAGTCCCTTACGACCCATGAAGACCAAAGCGTTACCACCGACAACAAGATGTAGGAGTGCTTGATGCACCGCTACCCTGTCATCAGTGGCTGCAATAGATTCAAGGATGATTCGTTCTACTTTTGCAAAAGATAAATCAAGTTCTGATTTAATCTCTGGACCCATCTCCTGCCCCAACTGACTCTCGTCTAGTTGTAGTTTAAAGAAGCTGGTTTGAACGGGTAGCAGAGCTAGCATCAACTTAGATGCCAGAGTAACTACACCTTTCGCACCAACACTTTGGTAGGGCGTGAGCAGGTTCTTCATGCCATAAGTGTGTTCCTCATGACCACGAATCAAATAAGGGAGTGTCAGTTTAGATGCCTGTTCAGCTTCGTCTAGGAACTGAGAACGGTCACTGGATAAAACGTCGTAACGAGTTTTAGCTGACATTGTTTTAAATGTTCATTGATTTAATCTGTAGCTCAGGTCTGCTGAATCGACTCGAAGCACCAGCACGGATAATCATTGACTTACCGGGAGCAGCTACTTGAGCAGTTTGAGGTGCAGCAGCTTGACGAGTTTGAGCTTGCAACATTTGTTGCTGCATTTGTTCAACACGTTTCTGATAAGCTTCTTGTTGAGCTTGAATTTGACGCTGCTGTTCTTGTATAGCAGATTCAAATCCAGTTTTTAAACTTGTTATTTGTTGTGTAACTTTTTGTTCTATTTGTTGACGAGCTTGCTGCTGTTGATAAGCATCAGCTTGGGCTCGTGCTATGTCAAAAATTCCTCCACCACCAGCAACGTTACCACCACGCAACTTGCTTTGATTACTTTGAAGGTAGTCATAAATTTGTGTTGGAGTATAACCAGCAGCTTTGCTAGCTTCGTAGTCAGCGTGACCAAAGTACTCAGAACTAGCGCCTGCTCCAGTATTAATAGGCATTAGTCATATCTCCTTTAAACGTTGAGACCAGAGATACGCATACCTCTACGACCAAACGCACCACTAACACCACGGCGAGCAATCTGCATGGGAGTACCGGCTTGACCTGTAGCAGTTTTCACACCAGCCACAGTAGGACGTTCAGCTTGACTTGCTGCCTGTTGAATCATCATGTTCTGCAACTGAGCCATCCGCTCATTTTGAGCTTGCTGCATCTGCTGAAACTGAGCAGCACTTGCTTCCAAGCTGCTTGTAAAACCACTCTTCAATCCAGCAATTGTATCCGTCAAAGATTTGAGCATCAGATCTGTTTCTGATGGACCAGTTGGCTCAGGATCAACCACTGGTGGATCAACTATTGTCGGCGGTGGTGCTGTTGTTTTTTCTTCTTCTTTTTTAGCTTCAGGTTTTGGTTCTTCTTTTTTTCGGAGAATGGCGTAACCGGGTTGAGCTTCGGCTCTCAAACTTCTAGCCCGTCCTGTGGCAGGAACACCACGTTGATAACCAATCAGCTCATAGGCAGGGTCAATCATATTACCCCATCCAGGTTGATTAGGATCGACACCAGCAACGGTTTTAAATTGAGTACCGCCTTCGCCAGTAAAAAATTGTCCGGCTTTGAGATTTTGAAAACCAGGGTTGGCTCTTTTTACAGCTGCGCTAAAAGCGTCTCCAACCGTTTGGTCGTTAAACATCCCATAGCCAGTCCGATAATTTCCAGTATAAGCCATTTAATTATCCTCCATATATTGGATGACCCACTCAACGACGCTACGCTGACCAGATCGGTACATAATTTTTTCCATTGTATCTTCAGGTGTAGGGTTGGTGGGCGGAAATGTTTCTTCTAGTTTAGCAAGCATGGCTGTAGCAGTCATGCCTTTAACATCTAGAAGCTCAAGCGTATTGAGGGAGGTTGGGGTTTGCATGTTCAAAGAAAGCAGGCATACGGGCTCGCTTAGTATCGGCAAGCTCAGGAGCTTTACCCTCATACATCAAGCGGTCGCTAGAATCGAGCCAAAATTTTTTGTCCAAATATTTATTGGTAGTATTTCTACCTAGTGGTTGCATCACCCAATTAATGGTTGCCTTCCTGAGCTTATCCAGA